TGGTTAAGCATATCAAATGGGGATTATGTTATGTTGGCGGTTTTCTGAAGAAGAGGATTAGCTTACACTCATTAATCGACGGTAAAAGGCTAACCCAAAACGCTAAGCCAGATGATTGTAAATTCTTAACCTATAATAGCTGGAGAGTGCGGCTCCTCCCCTCCCTTTCGGAAGGGGTCTCCGCCGCACAGGAGGTGTGAGATGAAGGAATGACTGTTTGTGTAGAGGACTGGTTTCTTAAAGATAAAAACATCAAAGAGTTTAAAGAAGCTAAACTTCTTAAAGTTACTGAAAAAGCCATGCTGTTTGAACTGAAGAACAAAACTACAGTATGGATTCCAAGATCTTTAATGTCTCTACGTGAAAGAAAAGAACGTACCTTGTCTTCTTTCTATGTTAAAAGATACTGACTGGGAACTAATTAAAATTGACAAGGCGGGATATTATCATTATGTACAAAAGTATCTATACTGCCCAACAAAACATGTTTGTGAAGGTCTTACAGTTCATTTCAAGTTAAAGGATAGACCATTGTGGCAATGCATAGGCTGTGGAACCATTCGTTTTGAAGTAGATCCACCAGAATATTGTAACAAATATGGTTGCAGGCGGTGCGGTAAGTGTGGATAATGTTTTAACGTTAATATAACGTTACTATCATAGTAACGTTAAATGTCAAAACCCAATAAAATTGTTAAGCTCGGTTTGGAAAAAATAGTGCACGAACTGCGCAATCAGGGACTGGGCTACCATGCTATTTCTAAGGTTTTGGAGGAGCAGCATGGTGTTAAGATCTCCTTCATGAGTATCAAACGCTATTTTGAATCTGTGGACTTAGCCGCTGAATCCCCTGAAGTGAGGAAAAATATAGTCAAGGATAAGATTGACACGGTTCAGCAGCTCAAGGAGATAAACAGAGTGATATGGGAGCTTATGAATAATGCAATAAAGCAGGGGGATAAAACAACTATTCTTAGAGCAGCTAAAGAAATCAGAGAACAGCTTGAACTACAGGCAAAGCTGCTTGGTGATATTCAGGAATCCCCCACCACATTAGTCTGGAATGTTATTAAAGTCGAACATGCAGCAAGTGAAAACCATTAGAACAATTAAGCTCACAGAGCCACAATGGACTTTTTTCAACCATCCTGCAAAATTCAAGGCATTTATCTCAGGCATAGGTGCAGGAAAAACAGCCATAGGGTGGATTCTCAGCATCAGAGAGGCAACTGAACAGCCTGGATCCAGAGGGTTGATAGTTGCACCTACCTACACTTTAATCAAGGATGTCATCTGGTGGGAAATGGGGCAATGGCTACCTGAACAGCTTATCAAGGATTTCAGTGAAAATAAGAAGAGGTTAAGGCTGGTAAACGGCAGTGAGATACTATTCAGGTCTGCTGACAATCCACGCCACATTGAGCGATTAAGAGGGCTTTCTATCACATGGTTTTGGATTGATGAATGCACCTTATTACCCAAGCTTGTATGGGACATCCTGATAGGCAGGCTCAGGCAACCTGGCTACAACTACAAAGCCTGGCTCACAGGCACGCCAAAAGGCTTCAACTGGGTTTATGAGCTATTTGTTGAAAATCCAATCCCTGATAGCTTCATACTGCATGGCATCTCCACAGCATCCAACATTTTTTTACCCTCTGAGTACATCCAAAGCCTTCAAGAACAGTATAAGGGTCAGTTTGCCTTACAGGAGCTTGAAGGCAAGTTTGTAAAATTTGAGGGCTTAGTCTATCCTGGGTTTGATGTTACAAAACACGTGATTAATACCACACCAACCGAATTTGACAGAATAGTATATGGTGTGGATTGGGGTTTCAGAAATCCTGCATGTATTTTGGCATTAGGGGTTCTTGGTGATGAGGTCTATGTTTTGCAGGAGTACTATTCCCCAAAAACCACAGATGATGAGCTTATTGAGATAGCAAAATCGTTACAGCAAAAATGGGGTGTTGGCACGTTTTACTGTGATCCATCAGAACCAGCCTCAATCGAGAAATTTAAGCGGGGTGGACTGAATGCAGTAAAAGCCAGCAACGAAATAACCCCAGGCATAAAAGCTGTTACCTCTCTTGTAGAATCAGATAGACTGTTAGTGCACAGGAGCTGCCAGAACCTGATAAACGAATTCCAGATGTATCGCTATGATGATAATGATAAAGAAACCCCACTAAAAATAAATGACCATGCCTGCGATAGCCTCAGATATGCTATTATGGGCTTGCAGAGCGTGAAACCCTCAAAAGGACTTGCAGACCTGTTAGTTACTGGCGGGAGAAAGCACTCCTGATTACTAATTTTATAAAGTCTTGTAGCATTCCATAATAACATGGAGCATAAAATATTTGCAGCCATAACAGGCGTGAGCAGATCCTCAATACGCACACTCACGAGTTTTAAGGTTGGTGATTTTGAGATAGATAACACCAATCCCTTCAAGAAATATGAGCAGCTTGGGAGCATAGACATTGTTGCCGACCCGCTGGATAAAGCGGCGCTTGAGATGGCGGCAGGTTTTGAGATCTACTCAGAGGACGAATCGCAGGAAGAAGATGTTAATAAGTTAAGAGAATGGGCAGCAGAAATCAATCTTGATGCTCATGCTCTGACAGTAGCAAGAGAGCTACTGGAGAAGGGCACGGCTGTCTGTTTACTTGAGCAGAAGGGAGATACAATCACTGACCTCAAACTTCTCCCGATGCGCACAGTAACGCTACTGACAGAGAAAGAGCAACCAGGCGCATATCCCACCTACACCATCTGGGGTGAAGTTGACAAGGTTATAATTAACGAAGGGATGAACGGGAGCGACTTCAAGCAGGAAGTGTTTGATATAAAAGACTGCCAGCTCTACCGCTATAACCATTATGCAAACTTTTTCAAAGACATCAAAGGCAGAGAAACCTATGGATTATATGGACGTAGCCTCATAGATAAAATCGAGTGGAGGCTTGAGTTTTATTTTGATTTGCTTGAGTCTTATCGCAGGTTCGTGCAGCGCTACGGCTATGGTAGGCTTTTCATCAACTCAGAGGTGCTTGCCAGGCTGATCGAAGAAGGGCGCTATGAGGAAGCCAAAGCCGTTCTTGAAGATATGAAAACGAAGCAGGAGGAGATTGAGGAAAACCAGGATATTGTGGGTATCGGGATGGAGGTTCAGCAGCTTGACACAAATACAGGCTTGGATATTCTGGGCATCAAGGAATCTCTGGAAAAAGATATTGCAGCTTATCTTTTCTCATCCGAAACAGCAAGCGGGAAGGCTAAGGGAACAACCTATGCATCAGCCTATGTAGTTGAACAGCAGAGAATCCGCATCCTTGAATCCTACAGGAGGCAGATCCGAAGACAATTAGAGCAGCTCATCAGGAAACAGGCGGAGATGTGGGGAATAACAAACGCAGAAAACATCAAAGTCAGATTTGAGAAACTTGATAAAGAAAAATACGAAGCAAAAGACATTGCAGTGTTATATCAAGCTGGCGTGCTAACAACAAACGAAGCAAGAAAGCTTGCTGGTTTTGAGCCACTACCAGAATACGAGGACTGAGGTGGTGGAGTGGATCCCACAAGAACAACCGTAGCACGAGAAGAATACGCAAGAGCGCTGCGAAAACTACCCTCTGAGGCAAGAAGAGAGATAGAGGACATTATTGTAAGCAGCCCTGTAATCGATGAAAGCGTGCTTGATGAGGTAAAAAAAATAATCGACAGGCATCTAAATGCTGATGATTTAATAGACAGATTCACATTTTTGTTATGGAAACGTGGTTCTGATTTTGCAATTGCACAGCTCAAAAAAGCTGGGCTTGAAATCGTAATCCCTTCTTTGTTAGGTGTTGTGGATGAGGAAACCCTCAATCAGCTAAAAAATATTCAGTTAGACCTAGTTAAAGGTTTGAGTGAGGACATGAAAAAACAGGTAGCGTTTCAGCTAAGAGACGGGTTACTGAAAGGCGAATCTCCAAGACAGCTTGCTGAGAGAATTAAAAAGATTACAGATTCTATGCGTAATAGAGCAGAGAAGATAGCAAGGACTGAAACCATTAGAATATTCAACACCGCAGCAGTTGATAGATACAAAAAAGCAGGCATAAAAAAATGGAAATGGTTAGCGGCCATGGATGAACGCACCTGCCCTATCTGCGGTCCCAGACACAATAAAACATTTAATATAACCGATGACCCACCACCAGCTCACCCGAATTGCAGATGTACAGTGGTAGCGATCATCCAATGATACTTCTGTTTTAACTGGCTCACTCCCCTGTTTCTGTTTCTGGTAACATTCCAAACTCTTTTCTCAGAATGTGCTCCACAAAAGTTGAGCGTGGGATTAACCCTCTTTCTTTCTCCAGCCGATCCATTACCTCTTCCGACAGCGAGAAACCAGTTTTTATACGCATATAAGCCTATGATAGGTTCTTCAATTTATAAAAGTTTTTCTATCACTATCTAATAAAAAAAGAAAAATACTAAAAAAAGAGTGTTATAGCATAGAATGATTACAAGAATTTCCGAGTTCTTCAAGCCCCTCTGTGGCGAGCAGAGAGGGATTTGTATAGTCTGTGGTACAAAAACTGATGCTGGGAATGACATAGATTTCTCATCCAATTTTACCTCATGGAGCTTGCTTCAGGAAGGAAGCTGTATTTGTGAGTATTGCTACACATTATGCAGGTCTCAGGATTACAGACGTAAATCATGGGTAGCCTCTGAGAGCGGTGTTAGATTCCTGGACCGCACAGAAATCCTGCCTACCCTCCTAAATCCACCAGCCCCACCATTTGCAATATATCTCACAAAATCAGGTAAGAAACAGGGTTTTTTGCACCTGATAACACGCCCATCATACAGCATAAATAGATATTTCATAGCTTTTGAGGACAAACTCATCCTCATAGACCGCACAATGCTTGAGAAACTCATCACGATAGTAAAACAGGCACGAGAGCTAAAATTCTCAAAAACCGAACTTATGACCACTCCGCATACAAACAAATGGGAACACAGGCAGTTATGTGAGCAGATTATAAAATATAACAAAAACCCAATGTGGGAGGTGATTGTATTTGCAATATGATGAGAAATTAGATGATAAGATAGAGTCTGCATGGGTAGAGCTTCTTGCGTATATTTACAAAGCAGTAAATTGGAAACAGATAGCAAGAAGCAAGACCGCATACGATATTTTTGAGCATAGATTAGAGTTTGCAAGATATGAGCGTGATATACCCTCAGTAATTCAAAAACTGTGCAATACCCTTAGCTTGCAAGCCCCACCGCTCCCTCTTGAAACCATAGAGTTTCTCAGAGAAAACGAAAAACACGCACTCGCACTTATGAGGCGGATGCCAAAACTCCTCACGCTCAAAGCAGCAAAACGAGCTAAAGAATTGAAAGAAGAATTAAAAGAAAAGAGAGGTGATTGAATTATGTATGGAGTATTAACCGTAAGTGGAACATTAAAAGCCCTCTCTCCGATATTTCATGGAGGGAATGAGAAAACAGGGTCAGTAGTATTATTGAACCGTCAGAAATTCATAACAGATAATGGAGCAGAGGAAATCCCAATAATCTCAGGAAATGCCATACGTGGTGTTTTACGCAGATTGATAATGTCTGATATGCTTGAGCAGGTAGGATACGAGCTTGACGTATCCACACCAAGAGGACAGAAACTATATCATGCGTTGTTCACAGGCGGAGTGCTTGAAACAGTTGATGAGAAAAGCAGTGGTGTTATAGACTTAGCCCTAAAACGCAGTATAGTCGAGACGCTTCCACCTGTTCGGCTGTTCGGTTTCAGTATCGGCAACCAGATAATAGAGAGTAAGCTAAAAGTTGGGCAGGGGCTGCCAATCTGCACAGAGCTTATAGCCTATTTGCCAGTACATCCTGCACACAGCATTTACGAACTGTTGTCACATCACTACCAAACACGCAAGGATGACCTGAAGGCAGAGAGGGAAAAAGGGGAGCAGGCGGTTCAGATGCTGATAGAGCATGAAGTATTTGCAGCAGGTACTGAGTTTTATCACGAATTCAAGCTTGAAGACCCTGATGAGATAGACAAATCCTGTCTTGCACGAGTGATAGAGCTGTGGAAAACCAAACCATATATTGGTGGCAAATCCGCAATAGGTCTTGGGGAGCTTAAAATAACTTATAACCTCAGCGAAACCTCAGAACGCTATCTCAACTTTCTGCAGGACCACAAAAAAGAAATTATTGATCTGCTAAACCAACTTGGAGGCTGAATGCTGTGCATGCAGAGAGCGCATACACACCATTAAAAATAACATTTTTTATGCGCACCCCTATCTGTCTTACCTACCCTTTCATCCATTTTGATGCGCTGCTCGCTCATCTAACCCTTCGCAGAAAAGACCCTCTCGGCTATCGCTGTTTGCCCTCTAAAAAAGTTGTGAAAAGCTGCGGAGACACCCCTCTCCCTCTGAAAAAGCATCACTCAATCTACCACGCCTCTATCTCCTTTTTTGATACCTCAGACGCCTACACAACTACAATCTACAAGCGCTTCTGTGAGCGTTATCTCAATCTTAGAAAAATAAAGAAAAAGAGGATAGACAAATCACGGGGGCTCTTCAAGGACTACATGATCTCGCTTGTTTATATTCCAGCACGGAAAGTTACGTTTTATGCCTGCGGGAATGCAGATGAGATAAAAACACTACTTCAGGGACTACCAGCACTTGGAAAAAAAACAGCAATAGGCTATGGTTTTGTAAAATCATTTGAGATAAAAGAGATAGATAAGGATTACAGCATCATAAAAGACGGGAAAGCAATGAGAGCCATACCTATCAAGTTTCTAAGATCAGCAAGCGATATTGCCAGACTTGCATACAAAGCACCATATTGGGCTTCAGAAAATACTGACTTATGTGCCACTCCTGGGGCTTCTGTAAAGCTTGATTTGAGTGCGGGAGGTAGTAGGTATCATGACAGTTTGGTTTTTGATAGTAAGTTATAATCGACCAGCTTTACTTAAGGAGTGTGTTGAAAGTTTATTAAATTCTGGGATTGAAGTAACAATTGCTATTTTAGCTCAAGGGACATCAAAACAGATTAATAGTACAAATATAGACTACTATTTTGAGAGCACACCTGGTTATCCAGCTATAAAACGTAAGGAACTTTTCAAAAATGTTGAAGATAATATTAAGAGTAATGAGTATATTGTTTTTACAGATGATGATGTTGTTTTTAATCAATCATTGAATAAAATACACGAAATCATTAAATTTACAAAATCACAGCATGTTGAGACGGGATTGATCCAATTTGCACATAATAAGCCATCAAAATATGATTTCAAGAAAATAGCACTTGGATTTACAGGTGGAGGAATCATGGTTAAAAAAGAGACGTATGAAAGTTTTGGCGGTCATGGAGAAGACTATCTTGATGATGTGGAGCTTTTTATACGTTCATATCTTGCAGGGTATCAAAATTACAGATGTGGTTTTGTCTTTGCGAAACACAAAATCCGCAGCGATGGTGGTTTACGGGCTTTAATTAGAGAGAGGTCTGGTGCAAATCATATAAGACGAAGCAAATTAGATAGAGTATATGACGGGCTTGTCGAAAGAACAGGAACATGGCTTGGGTTTAAACTTAGTAGAAACGCTCATAAATTACACAAGGATAATCTAAGGGTAAATTGTCATGCAACTTGAATGGCTTGAGTACTTCAAACATTGGTCGCAAACATACGAATTCCAACAAAAACTTAAGACAGCTAAAAGAGTGATAACGCAAGCCCTCTCAGATTTCAAAAAACCCTACATAGCTTTCAGTGGTGGTAAGGATTCCACAACAATGATGCATTTAGTTTTACAGCAAAACAGCAACGTAACCGTTCTTCATTGGGATTATGGTCCTTATTTTATTCCACGAGAACTGCATAGAGAAATCCTGAGGATAGCAAAAAAATGCGGAGCTAAAGACTTTCTTGTACTTACCTCATCACTCTACAAAAAAGAAGGCAGACATGCAAAAAACGTTGTGGGGAGGCATTTTATAGGCATAGAAATTCCGAGACTGATAAAACAGGGTTATGATTCAGCATTTATAGGGCTGAGAGCAGAGGAATCAGTAAAACGCAGATTCAGGACAAATAATTATTATGAGCATGATAGAGGCATAACGAACATCTTCCCTCTAAGAGATTTTACATGGCGTGATGTGTGGGCTTATATCGTATCAAATAACGTGCCATACCTCAGTTATTATGATAAGTATGCTCAGCTTCTTGGTTATGAACGTACCAGATTCACCACCCTTTTTGACCCTGAATTCGATAAATTCGGCTCAGAGAATGTTGATAGATTCCTGATGTGGAAATATAAACGTTAAAAAGTCTTTTGATGTTGTTTTCATCATGCCCTATGATACGATAGATGACCTGCCAGATAGTGTTAAAGCCCTCCCAAAAGAAGCACAGGAGCTATTTCTCAATGTAGTGAATTACGGCTTAATTCACGAAGGCTATGATGAAGAAACAGCATTCAGAACAGCGTGGTCAGTAATCAAAAAGAAATGGAAAAAAGAGGGTGATAAATGGGTTAAGAAAACATCAGCAGCAATAGACCCTTTGATTATAGAAGGACCAGTATTCCCGATAGGCAAGAAAAATGCTAATGGGTGGGGTGTGCCAGAATCTGAGGTTGAGAACGCAATAAAAACACTGAAAACAGCGGTAGTCAGGGTATGCACGAGAGAGGATGAGCATGCCTGTGATGTTACAGAGGATCCATTCTCGGAGATTGGAAGGGTGGTGGATGCCTGGAGAGAGGATGGTTATGTCAAAACCAAAGTTGCTATAACAGATAGACAGGCTAAACAGAAAATAGAGGATGGAGTCTGGGAGCATAATTGGAGTGTGTATGGTCATGCAAAAGAAATAAAAGATGGGTGGGCGCATGGCATAAACATAAAATCTCTAACTTTGGTCAGATTCCCTGCATGGGATGAAGCTTATTTCAGCATTGTTTCAGCCTCTCATGATTCAATCGCTTTTAGTTTATCTTTAAAAAGTCTTAACGATTATAAAAACACAATGACAGAAGACCTTGAAGCTGCTGAATGGACCACACAATATATCAATGACCTGCCTGACTCTGCTTTCGCCTACATAGAACCATGCTATAAACAGGGCAAAACAGATAACAAGAACGCAAGACATCTTCCCTACAAAGATAAAAACGGGAAGATAGATTTACCACATTTACGGAATGCTCTGGCAAGAGTTTCGCAGATAAAGCCGATCTGCCCTGATACTAACAGGGAGGAAATGATCCGTAAGGCGAGAGCAGTGCTGGAAAAAGCAGCAAAACAGGCAGAGATAGGGAAGTATAGAGATAATAAAAATAAAACAAAAGCCTCAAAGGAGGATGAAATGGATAATAAAGAAAAAGTAGAGGAGTTTGAGCTGCAAACAGACGTAACTGCGTCTGAGCAGGTGTATACGAAGGCGCAGGTAGACGAGCTGTTGAAAGCAGCTGTAGAACAGGCACGTAGAGATACGATAGAGGAACTGAAGAGAGAACAGCTTGCAACTGAAATCTCAAAACTGCTTGTTAAGGCTGGAATTATCAAAGACGAGGACGCTGATAACAGAACAAAGCTGCTTAAGGAGATTGAGGGTACTAAGCTTGAGATCCTCAAAGCTGATGTTGAGAAGATGGCAGAGAAACTCACCGAGCTACGAGCAGCCACCAAGGATGTAGAGGTAAGCATTCCAGCAGAGGATACAGGTGCTGCTGCTGGGCTTACAGTAGGGATGTTCAAAGATGGAAAATGGATTGGAGGTGAACAATAATGGCATATAGTGGTTTTCGCAAGCCGAACAACAAAATAGTGGTAGCTGGCAATCCCTTAGTGCAAGAACTCAAAGTAGAGACTGCAACAAACATGTATCCAGGGAGATTAGTCAAGAAAGGCACAAATGATGATGACATTGTAGTTTGCGGAGCAACAGACAAGCCAATCGGATTCCTGGGCTATGAACAATCCCATGCAGCATACAGACCAACAAACGTAGATACTGCTTATTCAGCAGGCGATAGAGCACCTGTGCTTTGTGGTGGCAATTTCGTTGTAGTAGCAAGACTTGCAAACGGTGAGAACGTAAGTAAAGGCGATTGGCTCGTTCCAGCAGCAAATGGAGAGCTAAAAGCAGCATCAGCTCTTACAGTTGATTCAGGTGGGGTAGCGGTTACATCTACTGCTGCCAACGGTGCGATAATCAGCGGAGAAGTTGGAGATAACATAGTTGTGGCAATAGCAGAGGAGAGCGTTAATGCCACAGCAGGTGCAGCAGACATCATGGTAAGGAGTTTAATCTGAGGTGATTGAAGATGGCAATACCAACTGAATGGTACAGACAACTAAGACGAGAAATCGTGGACGTAGCAAGAGAGAAAAACATCGCAAGGAAACTCATTGCGGTCAGAGGTCCTGTAGGATTGGGTGTTCAGCAGTGGAGCTTTGACACCCTGAATGACATGAGTGAGGCTGAGCTAACATGGAACTTCACCACAGGCAGTGAGGATATGCTCAACTTCACACGTACTAACGTAAACATCCCGATACTGCACAAAGACTTCAAAATCGACAGACGAGACGTAGAATCAGCACAGAGATACAGACTCAACCTGAAAACAGAAACCGCAAGAGTTGCAGGCGAAAAAGTAACAGAAATGGAAAATGACCTTGTGGTATTAGGTTATTCCTCAGATGGCACAAACTATGACATTAATGGATTATATAACGCTGCAAACAACACCGAATCCACCGCACTTGATTTCGGCACTTATGGTAATGCTCTCAAAAAAGTGAGGGCTGCGGTAAAACTGTTACTTGATGACAAAATCTATCCACCATACAACTTGGTGCTGCATCCAACACAGTGGTCAGAGCTTGCTGGCAGCATTGATACAACTGCTGGTGGTAGTGTAGATGAGATGGCAAGGATCAAGCAGCTAATTCAGGGAGACATAATCGTAGCACCACAGCTAACAGATGGCACAGGAATGCTGTTAGCAACCCCTGGTCAGCGTAAATTTGAGCTAATCGTTGCACAGGATATGACTGTTGAAACAGACTTTGACCGCAAGAGAAACATTGTTGGACATGTGTTTGAGGCAGTAGTACCAGTTGTCTATGATAGCAACGCTATCTGCAAGCTGACGAACATTTAAAGGTGAGAGCATGAAAGTCAAGATCAGGGTAAAAGTCGGTAGCTTAGGCTACAATGATAACATGTATGCTGCAGGAGACGTTATCGAAGTGGACGAAAACGATCTCAAAGGCTTCGATCCACACGATTACGAGCTCGTAAAACCAGAGAAAAAGAAAGAAACAACAAAAGAAGAAACAGGAAAACCAGAAGGAAAGACTGAAGGAAAAACTGAGGGTACAGAGAAAGGGAGAGAAAAAGAAACAGGGAAAGTCATAGCTGATGCCAGACGCTAACTTATCTTCTCGTTATTTCCCAGGAAATAATGTACAGCACCATAGACGATGTTAAAGCATTGACTGGTACGAACCTTGATGATGTAACGATAGCACAGCTCATCAATGAGGCTGATGCTGATATAAACAATACGTTAAGCAGAGAGGGGCTGTCAATCACTGGCAGCACACCCTCTTTAATTTCTCAGGCAAGCAAATATCTTGCCTCCGCTCTTGTTTTGCAGAGAGGCTGGGCTTCAGGCGCTACACCAGAACAGTATAAAATCGGAGATTTTTCAAGGCAATCCAACGTTTCAATGCAGATAGAGCGGTTTGAACAGCGTGGCAGACAGGTCTTGCAGGAATACATCCGCCGTGCTAAATTTGACGAAACATTGTTTTTCACAATCATTGAGAACAAAACAAATGTAGAGGATTAAAGTGTTACATAAAATATAATAATCATATCTTGCATATATTGCAAGCATGCAACCGTCGAAGGCGTTAAAATTCATAAAGCGTTTTGTTGAAACCCTCTATTCTGACTGCCTTAGAGTAGAATGCCATGGATATACGTTAGTAATCACGCCTAAAGTAAAGGATAAAAATGGCAACACAGGAAGAAGTCATTAAGGCAATTGAAAAGTTTGGTGGCTTTGCCACAATCCAGATGCTCAAAGAGTATTTTAACATTACCTACAGCGGTTCAAGTACAATTACTGACAGAGTGCAGAGTCTGAGAAAACACAAAATAATTTTTACAATGTATGATGGCTATAAAAACATTTACCTCCTCAGCAAAGTAAGAGATTATTGCCATACTGTTTAAAAAGTCTCAGCAATAGGTATATATTATGCCACTCTCACAGACTGATATAAAATTTTATTTAAGTGGTGGTGCTGGAAACACTGACCCAAACGCCTCTCTTGGAGGGGCAATCAGTGGCACAGAAATAACAGATAACGTAGATAACAACCTGTTTGATGACGTATCAGGTGCGGAATCACAAGCAGGTGATACTGAATATCGTTGCTTTTACGTTAAAAATACGCATACTTCAATCACACTTCAGAACGCTGTTGTGTGGATCAACATAGAGACACCAGCAGGCGATAGCTTAGATATAGGGTTAGACCCTGCAGGTGTTGGTGATGGCTCAACAACAGGTGTAGCAACAACAATAGCAGATGAAAGCACAGCACCCACAGGCGTAACATTCAGCCATCCAATCACTAAAGCTACAGGGCTGAGCATAGGTAATCTTGGACCAGGGCAATGCCAAGCAATCTGGGTCAAAAGAAATGTGCCAGCGGGAACGGGAGCATATTCCCTGAACTCTGGAACAATAAGAATAGAGGGAGAATACACGGGGTGATATTATGGTACCAACATTACCCTTCGATGATTTAGGTATAATCCTGACCACAATGACAACCACAGTTACATTTCTTTATTTTTTAGTGATAGTGAGCCTGAATCTCTTAGGTCTGCTGATTGCGGATATGGAGGCTGATAAAAAAGTAGAGCAAGACCCTAATATAAACAAAGATTACGAATACGAATGGAGAGAGGTTGGGTTATATGCGATAGCCTCAGCAGTACTCACAATGGCACTGCTTGAATCTCTTTCGCCACCGTTCTGGCAATCACTATTTTTTGCTTTTTTGATGGGATTAGTATTTAGAGTAATCCTGCCAGAAATTACTAAACTCGCAGTAGGCAAAATTAAAGCACTTATCCAAGTTCTGTTCGGTAAGTATGAATGAGCGTAAGCTACCATTTGAAATTCAGACGCTACGTAGCTACAAGCCCGCCAAACATACCCGTATCTATAAAACACTAAAAAAAGCCCTCATGCTTGAAAAAGAAGATGATGTGGAATTCACGATACTTGTATCTTTTTCTCATAACACTTCTTATAATACCTCTCGGTCTGAGAGGGGTGAGATGACCATGACTGCGAAGTAAAATATTGCTGTTAATACTATTTTTAGCAGTAATAACACCAGCCTCTGCAAATTTACAAGTTTTGGCAAGTAATACCCTCAGATGGAGCAATGACTCTTTAGCAAGTACAACCTCCACAACTTATGTAAAACTACTTGAGATAACACCGACTGAAAACATCACAGGCACAATAAGAGTAAAATGGGAAATGAACACTACATCAAGTAGTTCTCTCTACGGAATAGGGACAGAGGTGAGAAAAAACGGAGTAGCGGTTAGCTTAGAACACAGTACTACAAGTAACTACTTTGTTCAAGTATCAGAGGATATTAGTATAACACTCAATACCACTGACAGAATTGAATTATGGGGTTATACTAATGGAGGAGATTTATCTTTTGTAAGAAATTTTAGGGTGTATTATGACCCACATTATATCAATGCTACATGTACAGGAAATTGTACAGTACAACTTGATGCCGCATATAACGGACAGGATATACTTGATATGTGGGTTAACATCACCCCAAAATCAACGAGAGCAGACCCATACGACATACCTACAAACGGACTTGTGGGCTGGTGGAGGCATGACGAAGCAACAGGGAACACGCTTATTGACTATTCCTCTACTGCAAACAATGGCACGTTGTACGGTACGTATGAACATGTAGAAGGAATGTACAACAATGCAGTACATTACAGCGGAACAACAGGAACATACGCTGAGATTCCCTCTAACACAGCATATGATTTTGGAAGTGGGAACTGGACTATTATAATGCTTGTTAAAATAAACAACATCTCAAAAACAGGAAGCTTGCTTGGGAAGGATAGTGAAACTGGAAGACAGTTTGGAATAGAAATGCCCTCCCCTGGAGTTATAAGAGTTGTTACATTCTCCAGCAATGTAAACTATCTGTATGGTGATACAGATGCTGTGTTTCCAGAAGGGTCATATCATTGGATAGAAGTGGGGTATGATAATTCAAAAACAGGCGATAATAGATTATACATACGTATAGATGGTACACAGTATAGCTTAACATATACTAATACTTCTTTTTCAGGAACAATGCAGTCCACTACAACACCACTGCGTTTTGGTGCAAGAAGTTACACTGGTTATGAAGGTTATATGAATATCACGATTGATAATGTTCTCATATACAATCGCACATTAAATGAAAGTGATAGATTGAAGATATATTACGATAGAGCAGAACAAATCAGGGCGACTGTTAATAACAATACATGGAGCAACTACTGGAACACATCTTCGGATAATCCAGTTAATATAACTTACAATGCATCTGATGTTTTTGGTTCAGTATACTTTACAGTACCGTCTTCTGTAATTCAAAATAATGTAACAATCCGTAACTATCTACCAACATACAATGTAACTATATATATACACAATACCACACCAAAAATAAAATTTGTGCCACCTACCAAACTAAATCAGCAAGAGCCATGGAACACAAGAAGCACCACAATAAAAGTTACTACTACAGAAATATATGACAATGTTACGTTATATTGGGATACGAGATGGTGGGGTATTAAGCAATATCCGATGAATCAAGTATCAACAACAGACTGGGAAATCACACTTACGGATTTATATGATGGAAAATATTATTATTATGTTGTAGGAACTAATACCACGAATGGTAATAATTATACAACCCCCACATATTACGTGGAAATTGACTTAGGCTTACATCTGAGCCAGCAGATGGAAAATTTAGTGTATCTTTTAGGGGATGCTGGAATAGGTGGTGAAAGAAGATATGTTTCATCAAAAACAAAGGGCTTGGGCGGGTTTAATACCATAGAACCCGAATTTCGTACACTTGCTTCCGGGGGAACAAATAGAGTACATCTTATACGCTGCCAAAATGCTACTACAAATATTTACATGGATACAATAAGTGATACATGCCCTGCTGGTTTTTCATTAGGAGAGGACTTAGGGTATATATACTCTGTTAATAACGTTAATCTGTATCCTGTTGAAAGATATAAAAATACAACATACGGGACATACGTTACTATTGTAAACCGAACACCACCAGCAGGATATGTATACGATACAACGTTGGGATACACTGAAAGAGTAATAGGCAGGGATAGTGATAGAATATATATTAACAATTCAAAAATTAAAGTAGGCATAGACATTGTTTATGGTGGAGCTATAACGTATTTATCTGAATTAAATAATAATACAAATCTTGTTAATAATTATGATGCTGGACGGCAGATACAATCCTCTTTTTATCACTGGCCAGAAAGCTGGACAAGTTCAGGATATAATGAAACTAATTTTTATGAGACTTGGTCATGGAATCCTGTACTTAGTGGAAGTAAATACGGAAGACCAAGCAGAGTTATTAATTATACTTATACAAATCACTCTGCGACTTTCATAACAAATTTATCATTTTGGAATCCTGATGGGCTCAATAGTATTGAGTCAGACTTACAATTAATAATAACTTATACATTTGATGGGGAAAACCCTGTTTTGATAGCAAATTATACTTACATTCATTTTGGAGAGGACAATCATAGTGCGGCTTATCAAGAGAATGCTGCGGTATATATAAATCCGATTTTTTCAATTTTTAAATTTCATAACGGAAGCGAGCTCATAGATATTACCTCTGAAATACCTAACAATGATTGTCTTGTTAAGTATGATGGTGTTTTTGCAGCTATTGTGAACGATACAAATTATGGTGTTGGTGTGTGGAATTGGGGGAGACCCAGGATAGGCTTTTGTAAGGCAACAACATATAGTGATGACGAATTCGCATCACCTGTACAGTATATAACTCCACAACCATTTTTAGCAGTGGGTGGTAAAGGAAATACAGGAACTTTAATAAACAGAATATATCTTGGTAGTCTCTCAAGTATGACTTCTTATTTCACATCACTTGAGTACGGAATTGCTTATGACCCTATAACACCTGTTAATCAGACAGTATATTCAGATAATTTTACAATACAGGTTAATTCAACAGAAATAGCTGAGATTAAAAACGCAACACTGCACTGGACTAACAGCACTGGACCATATAATATTTCGATGACGGTAAATGAAATTGGCACGTCTGCGTCAATAACAATGAGCAATCTTCAGAATTACAGCTACACTTATTATGTAAGTTCGTATGCAACAACTGGTGCATACGCTCAAACAGGTGTTGTTTATACAAACGTAATCCCTCCGTCATCATCATTCAATCAATCTGTATTTAACACAGGCTGGCAACCTGTATTCATAAACACCACCCAGAGCTTTACCTCTATGAGAAATATCATGAATGCTTCTAACGTCGTTTGGATAGCACGCTGGAACTCCAGCACTCAAAGATGGGAAACATACAAAGCAGGCTGGAGCTACCGAGCAACACAGACAATCCCAGAGGGAGAGGCAGTTTATATCAAATTCGCAAACAACGATACAGTAACAAGAGACAACGGACACGGAAACTATAACTGGACTGTTAAAACAGGCTGGAATCTGTTAGGCTTAGACTATAACGGCACAAGGACACTTGAACAGATAAACACAAGCATAAACAGTAATGGAGTATGTGATGTTGATAAGATTGTGTATATTGAGCCACAAACACAGCAAGAATACACATATACCTGTGGATTGACAGGAAATGCAAGCATAGCGGTAAGACAGGGCGAAGGGTTTTGGGTGAACAGTACAAAAGCTTTCGACAGGCAGAGGAGTTGGTAAATGCCAGATTTCCCATTAAGCGGACCCTACACGGTATATGGCACAGTAAAAGTAAATGGCACAGCACAGAGCGGAGCAACCGTAACAATAACAAACGTTACCAGAGGCGGTAGTGATACCTGCACAACCGATTCTTCAGGGAATTACGTTTATGATGATTTAGCGAATCTGCCAAACGGATACCAAGCGGGAGATACAATAAAAGTCAGCGCTGTTAATACAGATAAAACATTTACCGCAGCAAGCACACCAGAACAAAAACAGGTTGATTTTCTTCTTGTGAATAATAACATTTCTTTAAAGTATGACCTGTTCAACATTCTTAATAAAGAGGTCTCCTTAAAATACGATATATTCTATCTTCTCACTGATGATTTAACTTTAAAATACGATATTATCACAGCAAACACGCTGACTAAAGATCTCATTCTGAAATATGACATATTCACACTGCTGAGCAATGATATTTCCTTAAAATACGATTTATTTGTAAGTGTAAACAACGATATTTCTTTAAAATACGATATTTTCCAGCCACATACAAGCGATATTACGTTAAAGTACAATATCTTAAGTGCAAATACTCTTTCTAAAACTCTTACGCTGAAATATGATGTAATAGCGTTACTGGATAGCGATTTGACATTAAAGTACGATATACACGGGCTGGGTGTGATAAAGCAGCTTATCTTGCAGAACAAAAAAGTGTATGATCTTACGATGCACAACAGTAAAATATACACTCTTGAGGGGGCGAATCTATGAGTTATTATAAAGGTGAAACATACAAAATAACTGTAAATGTGAAAGATGAGAACGGAAATCTTGTTGATCCGTCTACGATTTCGTGTGCGATTATCGCACCAGACGGAACGGAAAAAAGCTCAGGGAACATGAACAGGGATGCAGAGGGGATTTACAGCTACACTTATGCAATCCCAAGCAATGCCTCTGTTGGGATATGGACGGCTAAAGTAACAGCAACAGACCTGAACGGAAACACAGAAATTGAGGAAACGAGGTTTGTTGTAGTTTAATTCTTTCTTCTATAATTGTTAAAAAGTCTTCTGTAAAAACAAGATACAGATGACAAATGACCATGACCTTTTAATTCAAATTTCTACGGATGTACGGTATATAAAGGAACAGCTTGAGGAGGAGCAGGAGCTTCTTAAAAATCATGAGACAAGATTGAGAGAAGAAGAAATATGGACAGCACGGTTTAAAACAGGCATAGGGATTATCGCATTTGCAATTACGGTTCTTATGGGGTTAATTTTCAGAGGGGGATAGCATGATGCAGATTATTGCCGAGAGGAGTATATTCAAAAAAGTGAATCCTGCTATCAGAAAACTGACCGAGTGGGATTTTGTTTTTGCGATAAAATGGGTTACTAATATTCTGGATGAGCCTTATGTTCAGATAGACTACGTTAGTAACGGGAAACGATGGAAAATCCCGTTTCCGTATTTCGGGGGCACAATGTTTATCATTGACTATAAGAAGCATAAGAATCTAATAGAAACTTTTGCAGGAGCAGCATGGGGTGATGGGAATAAGAAGTTAGATAATGATAAGGCTTCAGTCATCGTTTTTGGAGATGAGACGGAAGAGGTATTAGAACTCAGAATAGTGCATGAGTTTTTACATGCTGAAGATTTGCCAGCAGACGACCTTGATAAACATGTTCATGAGTTTCTGCCATTCTGGCTTCGGTGGGTATACATATTTCTTAAAAATCGCAGGAAATCGCCTGAACACTTGCCTTACTTCCAGCGTAAGTATTACAGATGGCTTCTTAATCAACGCAAGGAGAGGGTGATGTAATGCAAGGTATTTATAAAGGCTATCCTGTGCTACTGCATGATGTTGCATGGACAGTGGCGCTGGATATGGTGCAAAAAGAAGATGGCAAATGCTCAATTGCAGATGCTCTGGAGCTGTTAAAAATAGGCGGAGGAGGTGAAATCTGGCTGTTATGAGCGTATATCCTGACTCAATAGACAAGTCAATATGGAGATACAGGGACAAATGTTTTAACACAAAGCTTGAGCGGGACATGTACCAGCGTGGTTTTGAAGACGGGTTGAAAGAATGTCAGAAACGTATGCGTGAATTCCACATCAGAGAGGATATTGATTATATCTTTAACAATGATTATGATAACAATGATTACAATAAGTTAGACAGGCAAATCAGGAAAGTGATAACGAGAGTAGTATGACGAGTGGTATAACATCGGAAAAAATAAAAGAAAAAGCGATAGAATGGATGGCTAAGTTTATGTATTACATGATATTCGTACTCTGTGCAGCTGCTACTGCTTACGCTCATTATGCGATGTTCAGGTGTTTGAGGGGTTGTTAGTGATAGCGATAACAGCAGACAAACTGAGGCAGATACGGGTTCACATCAGATTTTTGAAGAGAGCTTGCAATGGCGGAAGTGTTCATCCTTTTGACAGGCAGGAGCTTTGGGAATGGCGGGAAGCTCTTGCAAGGCTGACAATACGTGAGCTTAAAGCAAACAGGCTGAATTATCATGAGGTTGCAGAGACAATAATGGAATTGGAGATGCTACTGAGAAAAGGAACAGAGGGGTTGATATGAGCTTTGCAGATGATTTCAACAGCATATTATCAGCACACGGGAGCACAATATCTGTAATAACAGTTACAAGAACAATAACAGACGGGTATGTTTCTGAAGCAGAGACAACAACTACCATCACAGCCATTATCCAGCCTCTGAAGGCTGAGGACTTACGATTTTTAGAGGGGCTGGGGTACACGGCTGAGGATCTCAAAGCTTACGTTGCAGCAACTGAGAGCGTGAGCGTGGGGGATGAAATCGATTACAATGGTAACCGCTATCTTGTGCAGGGAATAGAGAAGCAGCAAGCATACATGAAGCTGCTTTTGAAATTGAAAAAATGAATGCTGAGATAGAAAAAAAAGGCAACCTCCAAAAGCTCCTGCAAGAGATTGAGAAAGCACAATCACATGCGATAAAAAAAGCAGCATCCTATTTAGAGGGTAAAATCAAGGAAACAATCACCGAAGGGAGAGGAGAGTGGCCCCCTCTGAAACCTGCAACTATCAAACGCAAGGGTAGCAGCAAACCTCTGATTGACACAGGTAAGCTCAGAGCGAGTATCACGCATAAGATTGATAAAAATACTGCAAAAGTGGGCTTATTCGGAGAGGAAGCACTTATCGGAGCGGTGCATGAGTTTGGCGCTCCTAAAAAAAATATTCCTGAACGCTCCTTCATGAGAACCACGTTCAACGAAGAAAAGAAGAAGCTTCAAGAAATATTTAATAAAGAACTAAAAGCAAGCATCAAAAAATCTGCATTAAAATGACTATATGATTCTGTCAGGGGTAACAGCTTTTACACTGTTACCCATTGAATTAAATCAAACCGCACAGGATCGTACCTACAGTCGGTACAATCCTTAACCCTTTCTCCAGTTGGCAAGATACATATTTCACTGGAACCCTCTGTAATTCTTGTTACCCTGTTTCTGCACATCCACAGTCGCCACTGAGACACTGGATACTGGTATGCCATGAAATTATCATAGTATGACCTATTTCCTTCCTCATAACTGAGGAGCTTTAACAATTTTATAACCATAACGCTCCCTCATTAAGGTCTTCCATGGGAATGACATACAGCTCATTCCCATAATCGTTACTAAACGCTATACGCAGCCCTGGTCGATTTCTGTCATCACTGTAATCTAAACCCATTAGAAATGGCTTAAGAAAATCTGCCACTTCCCTGCTGAAAAGCAAATACAGCACATCCACATCTTCTATTTCCCAGCTTTTAGAGAATATTTTATTAAATATCTCTTTTGATTTCACTTTCATCGACATGTCTTTGCAAGTCTATATTTACTTTAACATCATAGCAATCTAAAATGACAGTTTCAGGGTATCTTTTTTTCATTAGCTCATACAGATGCTGTGGTATACTGTACGGTACTTCCTTTACATTAGTAATTTCTTTATCTATCTCATTTTTAATTTTTTGTTTAAGCTGCTTAATTCCTTGCTTTACTTTTCTGTATTCATCATACTGGTTATACTGATACTCTTTATCACATCCTTTTAGACGTGCAACAAACTGAAAGGTCTCTGTAAGTTCTATTTCAATTTCAAGAAATATATGTCTAATATCGAAAAGTCTGTGATCTTCGTTACCATCCAGAAATATGGACACATGTCCATATTTCTTATTGCCAAGTGGAGTCGGTGGAGTTATCTGAACTCTTGAACAAAATTTAGGCAAAAGACCATATTGCTTTGCTTTTTCGAGTTTGCGAATAGCTTTAAGCTTCTGCTCTTGAGGAACTTTAGGTGATGCAAGAATTCCTCCATATTCTTCAATTCTCATTTTTATCACCTGTTTTGATCAGGAGAGAGGGTAAGTCATTCAATAAGAATAACAGCCACCCTCCTGCCCACCCACTCGGCAGGTAAATAAACCCTGCCCGTGTGGGGGGTATGGGCTTTTACTATTTTTTCAAGGTAGTCATACCCGACTACCTCAAACTTTTTTAGGCTGTGATTATCTCTCAATTATTTACCTCCTGCCTGTAAAAATTTTTCAACAATTTTTCTTTCAAACTCGGCAGGGAATTTTGGTATTAATTCATCCCTGCCATCCCATTCCTCAATGGTTTTAATAACACCATTTAAAAACCACCTAAGCTCCAACTGTGCTTCGTTCATCTGACAGCCTTCAGGCACATGGATGTACCTAAAAGCCTTATTCAAATGTTCAAGCAACCCTTCTTTATCTATCATTCCTCATTCCCCCTCCACTCGAAATCGAACGCACACTGATTGCAATGTGCGTTCAGGATTGCGGTATCACTGTTGCTCATGCTTATATTTTTGCTCCCGCACTGAGGGCAGGAGCAATGCTCCAATATTTCAAATTTCTTTCTTACTATCTCAGGCACAACACATGGCTCATAGTCTTCATTAGTACGGTAGTTGTGCACACGTATTCCATTGTCTGACAAATAGTATCCGAGGATGTTGTACCCATCCTCTACAATCACTTCTTTTTCTTTTAGGTTCTTTCGTATTATCATTTTATTTCACCTCCTCATCCCTGGGCAAAGCCATCTCAACATTTTTGATGGCTTCCCAAATTATTTTGTGCATGAAATCATTCGTTATGGGCGTATTATGATACGCCCTGTAGAGCGCTTCTCTTGCCTTTACCAAATCTTCCCGAACAACATCTATTTTTTGCATTTTATCTACCTCCTTTGTTTAGGATGCGCAGGCAGGGGTTTGCACCCTGCCCACCCGCTTTTCACGGATTGCGCTGTATCACCCTGTCAAATGCTATCTCCTCGGGATACGTGAACGGTCCCCCGCACTTGCTGCAGAAGTACTGTTCATAATACGTACTTCTGTTACATCTCTTGCATATTCTCAAATTGCGTATACCAAAGCCCCTTTCAACTATGTAAAGAGGCTTATATGTTTTAGTACTACCAGCCAACTCATATTGTATATTTTTAAGCTCTTCTTGATATTGTCTTATTATATCAGGGTGTCTATTACAGATAGGTGCAAATCCTGAGAGAATTTCTGTATTTTCTTTTCCGCATATCTCACACTTTCCCTTTCCAAATGCCATTTCATAAATTCCTCCTTTGTTTAAGATGCACAGGATGGGGTTTGCACCCACCCTGCCGAGCTTACCACACCTCCTCCACTGCGGGCGTTATTTCTTGCCCACAGTGGTTGCAGATAGCTTTTATGCTATCTGCGTACTTTTTTGCTTGTTTATACGATACAAATACTCTGGAGCTATATGAGGCTCCGCAATGTGCTACCGTTACTATGTATACCATCTTCTTACCTCCTATTTTTTTGTGTGTATGGGGTACATCCACCCTCTGTGGGATTTATTATGCCGCCACGCTGGGGGATGTATCTTGTGTCCCATGCACAATAACACTAATAGTGTTAGGTGTATATATAGTTTTCGGAATTACTAATAGTAATAATAAAACAATATGATATTTCCCAGGAAATATCCTGCATAGCGTTTAAAAAGTCTTTTCGCTTATTTTTGCTTGCGGAGTCCCCGCATTTTGTGATGCTGGAAGTGCTCCAGATGACGAGAATAATGAGTTTAGCCCAGAAAAAATCAGTTTATGATGCTATTCCAAACAGTTACACAGTTGAGGGTGTGCAGTTTAACCCCAGTAAGATTTACTATAATCAGCTTGCTAACAACCTTAACTATCCTCTGATTGTGCTTAATTACCCACAGCAGGGTACAATCAAGATAGAGGATATCAATGGCGTGCTCTATTACATGAGTGTTCTCACCATCCACGTGCTTGCTGTGGATTACAAATCTGGCTCTACTTTTGTAAACGGTGCGAAGATAGTAGAGGGCATCGCCTCCTCCATTATAGATGCTATCAAAACGTGGACCACACCGTTGAGTAATGATGTCAGGATTCTGAATGAACATGACATCCTGCCAATAAAAAACGTATCTGAGCCTGAAGAAGGTGTTTACGATTACATCATTTCAGTTAATCTGTATCATAGCTGAGAGGTTCATAAGAGGTGAAATAAATGGCAAATATAGTAATACTGAAAAGCGGAACGGCTGAATACGTTGTTGAATCTACTTTCGGCACGTTTCCCACAGACCCAGCAATGCAGTGGATAGGGTTAGTGCAGTCTCTAAAAGCACCGCTGAAGCCGAAATACGAAGAGTATCGCACTCTGAAAAACTCAGGTGCAACCAACAAGCTTGAGCTTGAAGGTGCAGAAATTACAGGAGGGTTGCAACCGATAGAAATAGAGCTTGAGTATCTGCCGCAGGACTGGACGTTTTTGAAATATGCGATATCTTCCAGCGGTGGCGGAACACCAACAGATGACCTTGCATCACTGAGTATTGGATTGATAAGCTCAGACAGCAAATACGCAAAGCTGTCTGGTGCTAAAATAGACAGCGTGGATGTTGAGATCCCAGAGGCTGGTTTTGCAAAAGTGAGCATGAAACTGATTGCAGCTCATGTTTACACCACCACAAACAATCCATGGTCCTCTTCAGATTACATAGGGCTTGGGACTCATGCAACAAAAAACAGCAATGTACCCGTTTCATGGGACGATGTCAGCAACGTTACGCTTGGCGGCGCAGCAATCCCTAACTCTGCACTTGGCGGGATAAAGTTCAGCATCAACAACAATCTTGACCCACAGTATGACCTGTACTCAAGCTTAGCAACAAAAATAGGAGCGATAGAGCCAGCCAAACGTGATTTTAAAGCTTCGCTGACAGTCAAAAAGAAAACGATAGATGCAATTGCGGATAAGGCGGTTGGGTTTGGTGCAAACGATTTAGTGATAACAGTGGGAGCGACCACGTTCACTTTTGCTAATGCGAGGATACCAGAGGATGCTGTTGAGCTTGCACCAACAGACCTTGTTACACTTGATGTTGATTTCGTGGGCATCACAAACATGACGATAGCATAAGGTGATAGCATGAAGCTGGAACTTAACGGTAAGACCTACGAGCTACGTGAGCCTCTGACTGAAGATGTTGAGAGAGTAATAGAGTACGATAACAAAGTGCTCTGGGACGTGCTTGATCTGAAGCGTATCAAACATGAAGATAAGAACAGGGACATAATGGAGCTTATCACTGAGCAGCTCGTGAACAACCCTGAGAAACTGAAGAAATATCTGCTGCATCAGAGACTTGCAGAGCCGATAAAAACCGTGATGCTCTGTACTGGTGCAACAGCAGAAGAGCTTAAACATGCACCTCTGCGCCCTCTATATAAAAAATGCAGAGAGTTTCTTGGGGGAACTGCTGCTGATTTTTTCAGGGACTTAGGGATAAGTACGACTATAATGGCGCAGGAACAGCAGGAGCAGACGGAAGAGATGGAGAAGAAGGGATAGATGCAGGAAAAAGCAAAATGAGAATGGGGCTAAAAGACTTCATAGAGGATGGAGAGGAATTTCATTATCGTGTTGAGCAGGCGTTAAGAGGCAGGGGTGGCGGAGACCGCAGGATACTGTATCATTATCTCATGAAAAACATGGGCTGGAGCTGGAATGAGCTTATGAAAACGCCTTATGAAGTTGTGTATCGCACCGCAATCATCATGCAGATTGAGAATGCGATGATTGAGTACAACATAAACATGAAAAAGGGGGTGTAATAGTGGCGGTAGTAGATTACAACAACATGACAAAAGCTGAGCTGATAGCCGAACTCCAGAAAAGGGATGCGGAGATAGAGGCGCTGAAGGCTGATGTTGATACTCCTGTTATTTTAGATACTAAAATCAGGAAGCTTCAGGAGGATAAAACCGAGCTGATGCGAAAGATGCAGGAGCTACCCAAACGAGGAGGATTGAGCGAGCTTGAGAGGGCAATACTGACAGATGGGCTGAAAAATAAAGTGAATGAGATAGATGCTGAGCTTACGAAACTCAAAGATTTGAGAGCTAAACTGTGATATGACAACGATAGAAGAGCTTGTTATAAAAATCAAGAGCGATGTAAGGAATGCGATTGATGGGTTGAAGCAGGTAGAGGCTAATACTAAAAAGATGGCTTCTACGCAGCAAAATGTGCTTGCAAATCTTAAAAAACACTGGAAAGCGTATGCTGTTGCTGTTGGGGCTGCAGCGGGGGCGATTGGAGTAATGGTGAAATGGGCAGCAGAGGAAGAGGCAGTGAGCGTGAGAACAGCAGCTCTGCTCAGACAGCAGGGGATAGAGTGGAACAAAGTTTCTAAGTCGCTTGATGCTTATTTCAAACACATCGAGAAAATCACAACGTATAACGATACTGAGGTCCAGGAAGCATTCAATCAGCTTATCGTTACGGGTGTTGATTATAACACTGCGCTTGAAAATCTCATCATGGTTACAAGGGTGGCATACAGCACCAACCTTGACCTGAGGACTGCTGCGATGTACGTTGGCAGGGCGATAGAGGGCGATGCCAACATGCTTGCAAGATATATTCCTGCCATCCGCAAGCTCAACGAAGAGCAGAGGACCTGGGCAAATATTCTACCTCTGCTGAACGAGATGATGGCGGATAGTACAGCAAGGGGGGAAAGCCTGCAGGGTGCAATTGATAACCTGAACAATCAGTTTCATAATGTGGTTGAAGCGGGTGGTACGGAGCTGCTACAGCTACTGAGAGAGCTTGCAGGCGATATGGCGGCACTTGCTGAGAGCGACTCGCCAGCAAAGTTCGCAGCAGTCATGCGTATGCTGGTGGGTACTGCAAAAGTGGTTGTGAACAGTTTTACGTTCATGTTCAAGGTTATCAAAGCTGGGTTTGTGGGGCTTGAGCATGATGTAAGATATGTATATCACAAAATCAAAGGCACGATCACAGGTAATGCGAAGGAGATCGAGAAAGCAAATAAAATTCTTGAAGAAGAACATAAGCTAATAAGTGAAATCAGGGAGAGTGCAGAGGAAGATGCAAGAGATCTGAACGAAGCTTATAGAAGAATCTGGGAGGCTGAGCAGGTTCTTATAAACGGGACAAAAAAACTGCATGAAGCAGGCACTAAGCCGCCTATTGACCCGAATGCGGTTAAAACTTCTGCAAATGCTTTGAAGGAGCTTGAGGGAAGGCTTGGCTCTTTAACTAAAATCCAGAGAGAATGGCTTGCGGCTGGAGGCTTTCTGGGAGAGGGTGGCAGATTTGTGAAACGTGAGGAGGTAATCACTCCAGAATCAAGAAAAGGTATCAGAAAAGCTAAACCAAGTGAGCTTGTGTTTCCTGTTGCTACCGTTACAGCTCCGACCCCTGCGCCAGCACCACCTCCTGTAGCAGCTCCTGCACCTGTTCCATCCGTTCCTGCCATGCCTTCTATGCCTTCTGCTCCTGTCAGGTCTGCTGCAAAAGAGGAGCTGTTCTGCGGGCTTAAGAATACGCTCTCCACGATCACAAAAGAGTTAGAGGTTATCAAAAAAGAGCCGAAGCGGATTAATATTAACGTGCATATTGATAAAATCGTTTCTGAAGAGGATTACACCTCAGTGAGCAAAAAGGTTGCAGCAGCAATAGCTATGGGTGCGGGACCGAGCAGTATGGGGGTGAGATGATGGCTGAGATGCGGTTGCTTGAGAAATTGAGGGCACAGATTCTCACCGATTACGAATATACATGGGATGCTACATACAACCATATTTTAATGCGCAAAGATCTCAATGCTGATGTCAGAAGAACTGAGGAGACCACTGTCTGGAGTTTCAATCTAACAGAAAGTAAAGCAGTATCATGCACATGGGGTAATAAGTCATATTATTTTATATTTCCTCACAAATATAGATACAAAACTATACTGGATGGGGTTGCATACGGAAATATAAGACTGCAAGTACACGCTGGTGCAGCTGGTGGTTACGTTCACTGTACAGTGAAATCCTACACAGTGTTGAGCATAGTTGCAATTGATGTAAACGGTTCTAAAAGAATATTAGGTTCTTCCCAAGCACCGCCTACGGCATCTCCCCTATCCGCAAGCCACAACAACGGTCATGCCTATTTAACTGCTGATCTACCGTTTTTCATCACTATCGACAACGCTGTGATAAATGAGACAGAACGCATAGTGTTACAATGCGATATATATTACTGTCGAGAACGTGGTTATTGGTCAGAGGGCGTACGTACATGGGGGGATGTCAAATTCTATACACGACTTAATACGGATGACCTCTTCATAGAAATTCCGATTGTTCCGTGAGGTAACATGACAACATGGCTTGTTGAACCTGAAAACAATGTTGAGGTAAGGCTGGACAGGATTGAGAGCATCACAACACTCACGAGTAGAAGAATAAAACGCTATGCGTCTCAGGCTACCAACAAACCAAATATTCTTTTAGAAGAGCCACAGCCAAACGTGTTGAGGGTGCAGTGCAAGCTAAGCGATAGCAGTCAGTTTGAGGATTATAAACGCAAGCTATCATATCTGGAGATGAGCGGGAAAGACCTGCTGCTGATACTGGGCAGTGAGCAAGAGGCTGTTTATGGGGGGCTTGAGAGGGTAAACATGCCGAGAACTGCAAGGGCTGCGCTGGTGATGCCTCTCACGTTCGATTTTGTTGTAAGAGGGACGGTGCTGGGGCATATGCGGGAAGCGGAGGATTGTAATATATTATCAGGTGCCACAGCAGTATCAGATTCAAATGCAAGTAATAACACTACTATGCAACTTACTAATCAATATAGTGGTGTTTATTTTTATATAACACAGTCTGTCTGGGAGCTTCCAGAGGGCGATTACAAGCTGTTTGTGAGAGCGAAAGATAGCAATAATGTAGCTAATGATTTTAAATTTTCAGCAAAAAACTCGACTGATGCAATAACTATATCAAGCAGTACTGTAACACTTACAAGCAGCTATCTGTGGTATGGCTTGGATTTTTCGCTGGATAGTGATGATGTGGGGGACATTATTTGGTTTGATGCTGAGAAATCAACAACCACAGCGAATACAATTTCAGTTGACCTGCTGGCTGTGGTGATGGTTTAACTGAACTCAGCATCTACAATTTTGATACTGTATTTCCCGAAGTCTGGTCTCGGCTCAAATAGCGTTTCATGTGAAAAACTCTGCCCTGCGGGAAGACCGT